GGTAGTACATTACTGTACCACACTCCCCCCGTAGGGGCCTCAACAGTACCATGGACACTGTTCTCGCATTGCCAGGCAATGTAGCGCACGGTGTTCTCCTCCGTGGGACTTAATGCAAAGCCTACCTCAGTAAGCTAAGGATTAGTAATCCACAATAAAATCAAAACAGGAATCAAGCGTCTCCTATGAGGATACACTTCCAAGATCACACAGAGTTACTGTAGCATCCAGAGAATTCATCAAGTTGCACTGCAAGAGTGAATTCTTCTGGTTAATAGCTAAAATAGACAAATGTGTGGATATTTGGGAAGTGGCCAAGGATAGACCGGAACCTGTAAGAACGGAGATGGGCAATATTCATAAACCCACAAAGTGCAACGCCAGAGGGTCGACTACAAAGTCCAAACCCAGAAATGCGAGTGTCGTAGGAACCGCATAATTTCCGTTGTCACGAAAAGTTTCCCCTTTTCCATCTACATCAGTGGGGTAACTGCTTGAAAGATTCCAAGTATCAGGTGTGTACTTCGTTTGACAGCGCCCTAGAGCCTCATAACCACCAAGGTAAGTGAGTAAAGGGTCAAAGAACTGGACGATCATCTTCCTAATAGATGGTAGTTTTATGTCATTTCGGACTAGCCTGAGAAAGATAGACCTATGCGAGTGTCCAATAGACTTCGGGGTTGATGTAAGTCATGACTCCAGCAAATCCGGTAACATTGCATCGGAATTTGACGGTATCAGCACCACTACACACAAGTGTTTTCATACAAACACAAGTACAACCTGGGCCGGCTGAAGCGCCGCCCATATTGAATGTAGGTGCCAAACCGATAATGGAGCCACTCTCCTCAACCCAAGCGGTGAAAAGACAATTCTCATTAAAGTTATCATCCAAGTTGACAAAATAGGAAACATTATACACACCAGCTGGTGGTGTAAATATTCCTGTACTGCTGATAGCAGCAGAGCCGACTTGAAGTGGATCATAACGCACAGTGTTCCAAAGAAGAGTAGTATTAATACCATTGGTAATGGTAGTGACACCACTGTTCACAAACACTGAAGTGTAGAGAGGTTGTGTAGCACCGGAAGGATCGTTCTGGGGGATGAAGAACTCGATATCGTACTCAACGAAGACCTTACCAATGACAGAGGTTCCTGTCTCGTTATTTGAACAAATTGCAACGTTGGCAACATCAAAGGTTTTGATATCACCAGCGACTGCAGATTGTCTAACATAGCGACGGGGACCAAGTGCCATAAGGGCTTTGGGGTCAAGTACAAGTCGATTAGGGGCCCAACAAGGAAAAGTGATAGTTCCTTGACAATTGACAGCTTGTGTCTCAGTTGTGGGCGGTGGGTCAGATGCGTCATAGTTAGGACTAAGTATTACATCACCTTGAGTACTGGTTGGAGCAATCGGTACCCAGGAATACTCTAGTCTATGAACAACGTACTGTTCCCAATTCTTCGCAATCCCTGCCAACCAAGGAAAGGAGGCAGGGATCCCAGGATTGATATGAACGAAAGTCTGTAGGGCGAAACCAGTGGATCCAGGAATTGAAGCAAATACCAACTCTTTGTGCTTGACACGGGTTGAGTTCCTTTGGGAACTAACTCGTGCACCACGGGAGACAGTTGTCTCACCGAGAGCAACAGGAGCTGAGTAAGACTTCTCTCTGATCTGCAAGGGTTTAACCTTACGTTTAGGAACTCGCAAAGGTCGAGATTGGGGAACACCACGGGGGAGAGTCGGAAGATTCTTCCAGGTGTTGAGACCCATCTTCAGGAGTGAGGCGAGTAGCTGGGCCTTGGATTGGCGGCTACTGCCCTTTTGATTTGTTGTTGATGTTAACATGGGATCCCTGGACATCAGGCCAGGGACTGTACATCGAGTGAAAACCACAGATTTGACCCTTAAAGGTTAATCAATATGTGGGAGCTCCGTGCAGTCTCTCGGCATTTTGTTTAGCACGGAAGTATTGAGCCTACGGAAAACCGCAGGCACCGTTTTGGGCAATTACTTCACTAGACCCCATTGTTACACACAGGCCGCTGGTAGAGAGGGGAAATGAGATGGTGTACAGCACCAAATCCCAAAACCGGCAATTTCAGGGAACTGAGTGGTGGACAAGTTGGACCAGGAACACCTGAATAGCGGATTGTCCAATGTGCAAGAATATCATCTGCACAAAAGGGAATGATTTTACGTCTCTTTCCATGGAAACCTTCACGATGCAAAATGATGTTACGAATAGCAACCTCAGGTGCAGGATTAAGGTTCCGGTGGGAAATTCTGGAAAGGAGAGCGAAACGCTCTAACCAGGGATCAGTAAGATCAAAATCTTCAAAGGACTGTTGGACAGAATCACCGAAGACGGGAGAAAATGTAACCAGAGCTCTGGGAGCAAATTTCCTGTCAATCTTCGGAAGACCTTTAAGGTAATATAGGGTACTCGGAGATTCAGCGAAAATCCGAGCAACCTTACTCTGCCTCTTGGTCAAACTTAAACCGTCACCAGGTGACCATTTAAGAGAAATTCCAAAACCGCCAAGGTGGATAGGCAGGAACCAGTTGGGAAAGAATCGATCACCACCCATCTGTGGGAAACGTGACATAATCGCGGGAAGAAAAGAGGCGTTACCAAGGTAGTTAAACATCTTATTGAGCTCCGAAGAGAGCCCAACAGGTGTGGCTGCCGAGAATTCCACCTCATCCTGGATATGACCACCGGTGATGAAACGTTGGTTGAGGTAACCGAAGCGTACCATTGAACCATCCTTCCTCCCAAAAACTTGGGAGTTAATCATAGCAAAGTCAGGGGAGACGTAGTTTTTACCTACAGATAGGCGGAAACCAGCATCCCGAGCTGCTTGATTGAAGAATGGGACAAAGGAAAGGGGACACTTAAAGAGGATATCATCACCATTCACGGTGGAATACTCCTCGATAAGTGAAGCCATGGCCTTCCGGTTCTCCCAACGAACCCTATGGATGTTATGGGCAAGACGTAGGACCGAATATGTATTATATTCCTCCATAAAATCGTCAAAAGACTGCTTAACCCACCTTTGAAGTGCGCAACGGAGAACCGAAAGGTTAACCGTGCAGAGTAAAGGGAAGGAGAGCATATGACCCATTAATTGACCATCCAGAAACTGGACAGAACACTGCTGCCTGGAAAATGCTATTGTAGAGATTCCATCTTTAATGACTTGTTTTGCTCCAGTAGCAATCTTCAGGAGATCAACGAGATCCTGAGAAAGATGTTTACCTGGGGAAGCATCCTGAGTTTTACAGTAAAGCTCAAGAAAGTCACGAGGATAAGGGTATTCTGCAACAACATCCAACATGGAATAACGAGCAAGGGGAAACAGAGGATTCTGTTCAAAGACCGGAGTATCGAGGCACGCCAGAGTGGCGTCGCGCAACATCAGATCAGTTGCAGCTTCATAATCACCGGAAACAATAACCCAAGGCTCATCAAAACCAACACAATTCTCATCCATTTGCACAACCTTCTCTGAAAGGTCATTTTGTCGCATAGAAGAATGTCTACTGTTCTTCCAACATTGCAACATCTGACCCTGTAAGGGCTGAAGTGCGGTACTAAGATATCCACATGCTTTAGAAAGAATACGAAACTTTCCTGGTTCAGAAACTGTCACAACCTTGACAGAACGAACCGGCGTAGGTTTCAATAAGCTATGTGGTTGTCTGAAACCATCAATGGATTTCAGGAGGGACTCTTCAAAGGTGTCCTGCCTCCACTGATCAATCGATGCAACAATTCGCGGAAGAACTCCCACTTTACTGACGAAGTAGGAAGGTTCACCGGAAATTGGAAGTTGCAGAGATAGTGGGGAATTCCAAGTCTGTGGATGGAGAGGCTCAAACAGGGATAGCGCACCACCCTTGTGGTACGGAACCTGGAGACAAGCTTTTCCAGAGGGGACCATCTTCTGAAAAGATGAAGAATTTAGATCTGTGAAGACCTCGCAAGAAGTCTGTTGGATCACTTCATACAAATCAGAGGGTAGAACCCCGTGGCAAACACTCAATCGGTCTATATGACTAATTAGTGCTTTAAATTCCTTGTAGGTCCCAAGACCATTCCAAGCCATCTTAACCCCCTTTTGAAGGGAGTACAAGAAGGAAAGATCCTTCTTGGCAAGGGCACGTCTGAGACCCGTCAAGAGCCACCCACTAAATAGCTGTTCATTGATCCAAGACTCACAAGGAGGTGGGTCCGATTCAAACAACTGTGAGAGATATAGATCGAGCCAGTACTTGACATAAGTCTGCTCTCGGTTTCTTACATCCTCATAGGACTGGATCCTGGAAGCCATTGAAGCTCCAGCAGAGATCAACCTTCCCATCTCCTTATCATCAAATCGGCGGTTATCTTTGCCGATAAATCTGCCCACAAAGGGGCGAAGGAGGGACTGAACGATTGTGACAACTGGCCCCGAAAGGCCACTCACCCGGGATCGAATCGACCGGATGACGGAAGACACAAGTGCTTCTGCGTTGTGCAACGTTACATGATCAGTAACAGCAACAGAACCAATTATGCCAGCGGCGACCGTACCACCAACGGTTTCCAAGGGTACCGAGGTTTTGAGTGGAGTGTGTATCTCTACACACTTTGCTTCAGACTTCAAAACTCTTCTGGTTGGAGCTTTTATGGATGCTCCGTTACGCATGTTTCTAACTTTTTGTCAG